TTCCTATTCCAGTGCCAACGTCTACTATAACAATTCTAGTAGCGTTAGGCTTAACTGTTAAACCTACATTGATTGCCGCTAATATTGCATCGTTAGCAAATAAACCTCCATCGCTATAATAATGTCCGTTAAAATTATGAGCTGGCAAATAAATAGGTGCAGCAGAGGAAGCACGGCAAACATTAACTATAGTTTCATTTCTACCTATAAAATAACTTGGATCATTGAAATTAGAAAATACAACATATCTGCTCATATCTTCCTCATAAGCAGGTATTACAATAGGGGTTTTGAGATTAGCTAAAGTATTCGTGCCGAAATTATCTACAAGAACCTGCTGGAGTATATTACTTCCATAGTTTGAATCTTCATAAGCAGATTTATAGAAAGCGTCATCAGTGGCAAACATAAAAGCTTTTTGAGCTAGATTAGGTCTGTTTGAATCTTCGCTTGCGTTATGGCTACCAGAAGCTACGTCTGCCGCTGTCCTAATAGTAAATATACGTTTTGCTTGGTTTAAGAAAAAACCCTCCATGTAATCTTGAGTTTTGCCAAAAGAATAACCAGAAGCAAGTATAGCTCCAATAGATGTACCGCACATAACATCTGCGTATTTCCAGAAATCAGCTTGCGGTATCCCCCATTGCCCAATAAACTTTTGCATAAAACGATTAGAGCCATAGCCCTTAGTACCGCCGCCGCAAAAACTGAATATTCTGATTGTATTAATATCCATTACAAAACCTTTAATGTTAGAAAGGAGTTTCCTTTAATATGTTGTAGTTTACCTCACAATCAAATACTTGGGTAGGGGTATCCGAAAAACAGATTAATTTATCTTTAACTAAAGGTGTTTTCTGATAATAAAGTTTAATACCTTCCAAATTAAGTAATTTAAGTAAATCAACGGTCTGATATTTTTTTACTTCCAAATATTTTGTGTAATTCATAGTAGAATTGGAAGTAGATGTTCTGATTTTCTGTAAATTTAAACGAATAGAATCACTAGTTAAATTGAAAATAATGATATTATCAATTACTACCGTATTAGGTATTATATCACCCCCGGTTTCTATAATAATTGTAGGAGTTTTGTTTAATCCTGAGAATATATTACTCTTTTCATCAATAAATACGCCCATACATTATATTTCCTCTCCCGGAATAAATGGACGTGGATGTGATAAAGGTACAGGATCTTTTTTTATTAAAGGTGATTTTAACTGATCATTCGGTATATCAAGATATTCTTTAGCAACCATAAGACCTGTCCATACTTTTTTATTACCTTGATTTTCATATTGTTTGTATACTTTTTCAACCATAATACCACTACGATCGCACAAATAACGTCTTTTATCTAACATCGTATTTACTCAAATCATACGAAAAGGTTATATCTACGTGTTCAGCATCCATTGAAATAGCTTCACTTAAATCCTGATCATACACCATTTTGAAACTCTCAGCTACTTCCGGCTTGTATTTAACCGCTAGTCTCCAAGTAAGACCTGAAACCATAGCAGGATACATTTTAGCGGGAATCGCAGGAGTATGAAAAAATTTACCTGCATCATACATGTTTCTAACAAAAGAATATCTTAAAACCTGAAAACTTTTGCTAGGACTTGGATATAAATATAATTTAGGTTCTAGTTTTTTATCAAAAAAATAACAGGTAGGACGGGATATTGAATTCTTATTACTAAATGATTCATAAGTATCTTCTGATACAGAAGTAATTGCCAGATCATTTGTATTATTACAAAAATATATTTCTTCCAAATCAAGTGTATATCCGCCTGTTTCTCTTATTCTATAACTTCTGGCGTTAACCGGTGCTATTACATCAAACCATGCAACAACATCTTTCTGATAATTATAAAGAGGAGTAATAGTTGTCGAAACAGTAAACCAATTTATCGTATCTTGTGATGCTTCTAAAACCAAGCTATATGGACGATTAGAAACATAACTCTGAATGCCGATAAAATTTATTCTATTTGTTTTACCTATGCCATAATCATAGGAAATATTACCATTTTGAACGTTTTGCGTACATCTTGTTCCATTATCACCATCAAAAGCTAAAGCAGCATCACCTCCACCACCGCCATCATAAGTATCAGCAGTATTACTTTGAGCCACACCGCCTAAATTCCTCGTAAATGTTCTAAGATGAGCACTTCTTATATCTATAATAGATGTTCCTAAAATGTAGTTATTTTGTCCTTCATTTAACGATAAATATAATCTGTTAACTGTCCATAAGTTAACAGTTTTATTCATCCATTCAAGAAGAATGAAATTTATGCTTCTTACGGCAGAATTAATATAAACGGGAGTTAACTGATCTCCAGGTATTCCTATTCTTTCAAAACTTTCAAGAATAAGTTCATCATTTTCTACACTTTGAAATTCAAAAGTTCCTGATACCTGAGCCATAATTTACATAAAGAAATGACACCCCCATTAAAATAACAGGGGTGTTTGTATGTTTACTTTTTCTTGGAAGTAGTCTTAGTCGTACTTTTTGGGGAGTCTTTTTTAGTACTACCCTTTTTATTGCCGCACATTACATTGGCAATAGGTCTACTATGTACCGCCATAACTAACCTCCTATACCATTAAACCGTAAACAGAACGCCAATCGGTAGCATCAAAACTGTATCTCTCAAAAGCTGAGAACCAGTTTGTATGAGAATGCTGATCAACCCACTCACTATGTTGAATTTTTTCACGATCATAATGAATCATTCCTTTAACATCGGTGATAATAGCTGCAAAATTCTCATTGGTTAGATAGTTATCAACTACATAACCTCTAGGGAATACACTATTATGGTAAACAGCGTTAACATCGTTTACACCGGCTAAAGTGTTATTGTTAGCAGTACCGATAGATGCTCTGTATTGACTATTAAGCAAAATAGTCGCAGCAGTTTCATTTGCAGTACCGACAACCAATAACTGAGGTTTAACAGAAGCAGGAATACCAGACAATTGCTTGAATCCTCTAATATCCTTAACTGCTTGCTGTATACCGGCTTCACTTAAAGCCACTCCGGCATAGTTTGAATTAACAACACCGTTATCAAGAGGGTGAGCAGTATTAAATAAAGTAACACCATCAGTAGTTATAGTAGTGGTAGTACCAAGATTTAATACGTTCATTGCTTCCTGACATCTGGTAGCACGAAGGGAATCGCCTAATGCCCTTAGCTTATCAGGGAAAACATTTTTATAAATGTTATCTTTGATAGCTTCACGGCTAATAGGAAAGCTTAAACCATAGGTATTATGCCTAATAATCTTCTGATTACGAGCAGACATAGTATCCTGAGTAATAGGTGTTCCTTCATCTTTCTTACGAGCAAATCCAAGATATCTTAATTCCTGAACTATTTCATACTGATGGTCAGAAGGTTTTGTTGTAAAAATTTGTTTCCAATTTTCAGGTAAGCTGTCGTATTGTCCGATGAAAATATCAATCATCGGTCTCATTAACTGAAATATGGAAGCTGAATTAATCATATTATTTTACCTCTATATTTAATTACGCAGCAGGTGTTACACTTACTGAACCGGACTTGAATACATGATTATTAATAATGCCAGTAACTCTTAAGAAAGGCGTATTAAAATATGTACCGACAGTACCGTCAGCAGGTTGACCAAAACTATCAGGAATATTTTTAGGATCTTCACTAAAACCTAAAACCTTAAACGGCATAGTAACTACTCTATCGTACTCATTTCTACCGTCAGCAACAGAAGGGTTAGCTGCTGTACCGGCAATAGAAGGACAACCATAGAAAGTAGATACTCCCCAAGGATTTCTAGCTGCGTTATTAGTTCCGTAATTAGCTATTAAAGGATTTTCTGCATATCCGGCAACAACAGCACCAGCACCATTCCATTTAGTTATAGTAGATAGTAACCCGGTACCACCGTTATTACCGGCAGCAGGACCTCTTCCGGTTAAAAGCATTATATTAGTACCGATTATAGCACTATTAGCTACTGTAGGGTTAGCTGCCGCTGCTCCTGTATTAGGCCAAGTAGCATTTTGTAATTGCATGGAAGGTAAAACCAAGAATCTTGTACCATCAGCTACATCCGATCCAAGATATGTACTAAGCTGCAATTCCCATACAATATTAGGATCATCGTATATTATAGCTTCTACCTTTGATGTAACAGGTGTACCGGTTACCCAATATTCCTGCTCAACAAGAGCACCGTTAGCATCCTTATATCTACAACCCATAAATACCCCTACAATAGGGTTGTTAGTATTAATGGCAGTTCTAGTATTAGCTACGTTTAATGTAACTGTTGGAGCATAACGTGTAATAACTGTTTCTCCTCCTTTGAAATACAAACCTGTGACAGCTGAAGCAATACTTCCTTGAATACAGACAGGATCACCTTTATTCAAAGTAATACCGGCTATAGTATCAATAACATAATTACCTCTAGATAGAGAAATATTACTTGCTCCACCCATTAAATGGCCTACAGGTTTTAAACCAAAAGGAGAATTTTGTCCGTATGACATATATCTAAACCTTTATTGATTAATATTAAATTTATTATTTAAAGAAAATTAAAACGTATATTAAAC